GGAAGGTTCATGTCCGCTTGCCACCCAAGATGAGATAGTCAACCGTGGCAACAAGCAAAAAGCCATCCTGACCGCCAAATACGGCCCCAGCGAGGGCGAAGAAAAGTGCGGGAACTGCGAGTACGGGATGAAGCTCAAGGGCTGTGGGTTGAGCAAGAACGAGGTGTTCTGCGATGTCTACGAGTTCAAGTGCAGCGCGGACAACGTCTGCGACGCTTGGGAAAGCATGGAAGAAGACGAGGAAGAATCCGAAGAAGAATCGGATTAAAGACCTCTTTAACTGCCCATCTGGAGGTTAAAATAGTCTTTACATGAGAACTTTGGAAATTAAGGGCGTAAGGAACGAGTCCGACCTGTACGGTTACACCGTGTGGTTGGCCGAACACTTGGGCTTAGAAATCTACCCAAGGGCTCTTAGGGGCTTCCAACACGGCTGGATATGGTGGGATTTGGAAGAAGGCTCCAGACAGGGATTAGATATAAACCTTGACGAATACTGGGGTGAATTGGTTCAAGACGAACACGTTGAAATGTGCTTGCGGAAACAAAAAATTTACGCCAAAGCCTGTGGATTACCGTTTTTGAATTACTTAGAATTTAGTGGCACTAAAGGGTATTTTCCGAGAACTGGCGGGTTGTTATATATTCCGACCCACTCAAATCCTTGGAATGATGTCAAACAGGATGTATTAGAAAGTTCTATAAGATTCTCAAAAAAATACCCAGACTCGTCAATTATGCTGTCTTGGTCTGACCAAAAACTAGCCCCAGAACTAGCCCCGTACTTCAAAACCATAGAGATTGGGGCTGGTGCGCTAGAGATGACAAGTTTTCCAAGGATGTCTAAGATTTTGCAAACTTACGACACTATGATTACTGATTCAATTGGAAGCCACGTTTTATACTCAATAGCTTGCGGCATGAAAGTCGGGATTGATGCGAGTATTTACTACGATTCTGGAAGTACCGAATCTGCAAAAAAAACAATAGATTTTATACGGTCAAAAGAGAAAAACTACACAAACATTTACTCGTCGCTAGACTATTTAGACCGTCGTTTTCCTGGCCTAGTAATTGACGGAAACCACCCTAGTTATTGTGTAATGCCAAACTTTCCTGTGGTGGAGCCTAAAGAAATAGCGGCATTGCTAGGCTGGCCGATTACCTACGAATGTGAACTCGCAAAACGGGAGAATTAAATTGCCTTTCAAATCTAAAGCCCAGGCCAAACTAATGTTCGCCGCAGCCGCCAATCCAAAGGTCGCCAAGGCTACGGGTGTCCCCCAGAAGGTAGCCAAGAAGATGGTCAAGGAAGGGCAGTCTAGCCTCAAAAAGCTCCCCAACAAGGTGAAGAAATGAAGAAAGAAGTCTACGAGAAGGCTAGACCCAAGGCTCTGGGTAAACCCAAGGCACTCAGCCCAAACCAGAAGGCGGCCGCCAAGCGGTTTGCCAAGTCAACGGGGACAAAGTACCCTAGCCTCCTGGCTAATATGCGTGGGGCGCAAGCCAAGAAATGAAGATAAGGGACGCTGCCAAGCGGTTCGAAGCCTATGACAGAGCAACTACGAAAAAGATGGCCGAACATAATCGGTCTGGTGGAGATGTTCGCGCACCTGTTAGGTCGCTCAAAGGAGCCTCAACAGGCGACAAGTACGACCGCGCCAAGTTCATCTACCGAAAAGCCGCCCAAGCCCTTACTGCTGGACACCCTCTCAAAGACAAGAACGGAGAGGCTACGCCAGCCGCGCTCCAATTCAAACGCTGGGCAGCCAAAGTCCCGCAAAACCGCGAAGACCTCCAAGAACTCAAAGCCCTCGGGACAAGACTCAAAACCCGCTACAAGCCCAAATAATGCACGCAAGCGCACTACAAAGCGCGTCTGAGTTCTACGACAAGTACCCCCTAGAAACCGCCTCTGTGGTGGAGATAGGGTCTCAAATCGTCAACGGCTCGATAAAAGACGTATGCCCCAAGCACTATTCTTACACGGGGATAGACTACGCTCCCGCAGATGGCGTGGACATAGTCTTAGAGGACGAGTACAAGTTCCCCCTGCCTGACGGCAGTACGGACATTGTGGTAACAAGTAGCTGCTTCGAGCACGCCGAGATGTTCTGGCTAACCTTCCTAGAGGGCGTGAGGATTCTCAAGCCTGGTGGGTTGTTCTACATAAACGCCCCGTCTAGAGGCGAGTACCACGCCTACCCACAGGATTGTTGGAGGTTTTACCCAGACGCTGCCAAGGCCCTGCTAAAGTGGGCAAAGCGGAACGGTTATAATTGCACGCTTGAATACACAAAATTATTAGACAACCATTGGGGTGATTTCATAGTTGTCTACCGTAAAACTTAACCTTGGCTCGGGAAAAGACTGGCGCAAGGATTGCATAAACGCAGACATCCAGCCGGAGAAGAAACCAGACTGGGTGCTAGACATTACAAAAGTCCCGTGGGGTGAGGTTATAGACACCCGCTTGGGACGGTTCGCGGTAGAGAAGGGAATGGTCACCGAGATAATCGCCAACGATGTCTTGGAACACATCCCTGACCTTGTGGCCGCTATGACTAACTGCCGAGACTTACTTAAGCGCGGCGGCGAGATGCACATTCATGTGCCCTACGACCTAAGTCTAGGCGCGTGGCAAGACCCGACACACGTTCGGGCGTTCAACGAAAACTCATTCTTATATTACACAGACTGGCATTGGTATCTAAACTGGGAGGAGAAGTTCACCTGTACGCAGATGGGCTTCGAACTCTCGGACTTGGGACACGAGATGCGGGAGCAAAAGGTTCCCACGGAGACCGTCATAAGAACCCCTCGTGCGGTAGATGCCCTGCAAGTCATACTCAGGAAGGATTGACATGGAAAAGTTACAAGCCTTGTGGTCGGACATTAAATTACTCGCCAAGCGTGTTATTGCAAAACTAGGTTTATAATTGTTGTATAATAGTAACACTTATACCGAACAACCAATAGGATTCGGACATGGAAAGCGTAAAAGAAACACCAAAAATCGGAGAAGGGCTTGCTGGCCCAGGTAGACCCAAGGGCATACCTAACAGGTCAACAACGATAGTAAGGGAGGCAATAGCCAACCTGCTAGACCGTAACTCCGAGAAGATGGACGAGTGGCTACAGCTAGTGGCTTACGGCGACTCAGAGCTAGGCGTGAAGCCCCAGCCGGACAAGGCATTGGACATCATGCAGAAGTTAGCCGAGTACCACATCCCCAAACTTGCTAGGACAGAGGTAGTGGGCGACAAGGACACTCCGCTAGAACTCAAGATTTCATGGCAGAAGTAGTAATTCCGTACAAGCCAAGAGAGCAACAAAACGCCATTCACGATGCGTTAGACAATCATCGGTTTAGTGTTGTCGTTGCTCACAGAAGGCTAGGAAAAACTGTACTTGCCATAAACCACCTTATCCGCGCAGCCATGCTCTGCGGCAAGGAAAGTCCACGGTACGCCTACGTTGCCCCAACCTACTCTCAGGCAAAGCGGGTGGCGTTTGACTACCTGCTAAAGTTTACGGAACCCCTGACCCCAACGGCTAACATCAGCGAACTCAGGGTAGACTTCTACGGAAGGCGCATAAGCCTCTACGGTGCGGACAACCCAGATTCCCTGCGAGGAATATACTTAGACGGGGTGGTGCTGGACGAGGTAGGGGACATGAACCCGAAGGTCTGGAACGAGGTGCTAAGACCTGCGCTAACGGATAGACTAGGGTGGGCGTTATTCATCGGGACACCGAAGGGCGCGAACCACTTTAAGGACTTGCGCGACAGGGCAGAGAAAGAGGAAGGGTGGGCGTTACTTGAATTTAAGGCTTCGCAGACAGGTATTATCAGTCCAGAGGAACTTGAAGCTGCCAAGAAAGAGATGGGCGACGACAAGTTCGCAACTGAATTTGAGTGTTCCTTTAATGCTGCGGTTGAGGGTGCGTATTACGGCGCGATACTTAATACGCTTGCACCTGAACGCTTTACGGAGTTCGCGACAGACAACCTCTGCAAGACGTACACGGCTTGGGACTTGGGAGTTGGGGATAGCACAGCTATATGGGTTTGCCAGGTCGCAGGGCAGGAGAGGCGGCTCGTTGACTTCGTTGAGAACCACGGTCAAGGACTAGACTGGTACGTCAACTGGATTAAGCAAAATGATTACACAAAGGCTGAACACATCTTGCCCCACGACGTTGAGGTACGAGAACTCGGCACAGGCAAGAGTAGAAAAGAAGTCTTACAAGACCTTGGACTCAATATCACCGTCTGCCCAAGAATGTCTATCGACGATGGGATACAAGCCGTTAGAAGGCTTTTACCTAATTGCTACTTCCATCCACGAACTAAACAAGGCGCAGATGCACTACGCAACTACCGCCGCGAGTACGATGAGAAGCGCAATGTTTACTACGACAAACCCCTGCATGACTGGTCAAGTCACGCTGCGGATGCCTTTAGGTATCTCGCTGTTGGCTTGAATACCTCTAGCACCTGGGGCAAAACGCTACCGATTAACACGAAATGGATTGTCTAAATGCAAGAATTTGACCTACAAGCCATCCTAGATAACGAGATTGATAACGCCATTGGCTACATCAATACCGAGACGGTAGAGGAACGCCGTAACGCCTTGATGTCGTACAACCGCGAACCCTACGGCAACGAAGTCGAGGGTCGGTCTACCATCGTTACAGGCGAAGTCGCAGAGGCGATAGACGGCGCACTCCCACAGCTTATCCGTATCTTTACGCAGTCGGACAACGTGGTGCGGTTTGAACCCAAAGCACCTGGCGACGAAGAAGCGGCCAAGCAAGCCACAGAGTATTGCAACTGGGTGCTGATGAACGACAACCCAGGGTTCGAGGTATTCCACACATGGTTCAAAGATGCCCTTCTCCAAAAGAACGGGGTTATCAAGGTCTGGTGGAACGACGAGACAGATGTAACCAAAGAGAAGTACGAGAACCTCTCTGACGAAGAACTTACAATGCTTCTGTCAGACGGCACGATGGAAATCGTAAGCCAAGAGCAGGTTCAGGTAGGCGAGATGCCTTCAATGATTCCTGACCCCGCAACAGGGATGCCGGTTCAGGTAATGCAGCCCATCTTTGCCTACAACGTCAAAGTTAAGAAAATAAACAAAAAGGGTTCGGTCAAGGTAGAGAACGTACCGCCCGAGGAGTTCTTAATCTCCAAGAAGACCCGCCGGATTGCTGATTCGCCATTTGTAGCCCACAGGAAACTGACGACCCGTTCCGAGTTGATAGCGATGGGGTTCAAGGCTAAAGAGATTGACGAGTTACCAGCCTACGATGACCTGACGTTCACCCCTGAGAGGGTAGCGCGGTTCCCGAACGGTGAGCAGCCAGATGACCCTAGCCTCGATGCCAGCATGGACGAGATTGAGACGTTTGAGTGCTACATTCGGACGGACTACGATGGGGACGGGATTGCTGAGTTGCGCCGTGTGTTCTACGCAGGAAGCACAATCCTAGAGAACGAGGAAGCCGACTTTATCCCGTTTTGCTCTGTCTGCCCAATCCCAATGCCGCACAAGTTCTTCGGTCATTCCTTGGCCGATAGGGTTAGCGACATCCAAAAGATTAAGACCACGATTACCCGCCAGATGTTAGACAACCTGTACCTGTCTAACAATGCACGCATGGCAGTAGTGGATGGGCAAGTAAACCTAGACGATATGCTGACAGTCACCCCTGGTGGCATTGTCCGCGTCAAGAACCCACAAGCTATTACCCCGCTAACCGTGCCTTTGGTGGCCAACCAAGCCTTCCCCATGCTTGGGTATATGGACGAGGTACAACAGAAGCGCACGGGCGTTACACAGGCTTCTCAGGGCTTAGACCCCAACATCCTGCAAAACGCTACCGCAACAGCCGTGGCTATGGTTCAAAACGCAGGAGCCGCAAAGGTTGAGTTGATTGCTAGGATATTCGCTGAAAGCGGTGTAAAAGACCTGTTTAAGTCCATTCTCCACTTGGTCTGCAAGTACCAAGACAAGGAACGGATTGTGCGGATGCGTGGCAAGTTCGTACCTATCGACCCCCGCGAGTGGTCTAACGAGTACGACATCTCCATCAATGTGGGGCTGGGAACCGGCAACCGTGAACAGCAGATGGCTATGACCGCCGCCGTTCTCCAGAAGCAAGAACAAATCCTAGCCCAGATGGGTATGGCCAACCCACTCGTGTCCCCAAGTCAGTACCGAAATACCTTGGGAAGGTTCATCGAGTCCGCAGGGTTCAAGGACACCAACGAGTTCTTCCGCGAGATTACGCCTGAGATGGAACAGCAGATGATGCAACCGCAGCAACCGGCTCCGAACCCAGCGATGGAAGCCATCATGCAACAGGCGCAAGCCCAGATTGAGATTGACCGCGCCAAAGCATTGAACGACATCGAAATTGCCAAAGGTAAGGCCGCCGCCTCAATTCAGTTGGAGCGCGAGAAAGCCGCCGCCCAGCTACAACTCAAGACGGCAGAGTTCCAAGCCGAGGCGCAACTTAAAGCCGCCAAGATTGGGGCGCAGATTACAGGAAACGTGGAGATACCTGGTTGAACGAAACAGAACGGGCGATAGCCTTCCTGAACGACGAGTTTTTCATGGCTGTTGTAGAAAAGCAACGGCTGATGTATATTAACAACATATTAGACAGTTCTGATGATGCTTTAGACCTCCGTGAACGCGAGAGGCTAAAACTCAAGGGGCTAGAAGAGTTTATTGCGTCACTCAAGTCCATCGCCACTAACAAGGAGATAGACAAGAAACGCAAGTTTATGGTTTTTTAACCACTAGGAGTCACAGATGGAACAGACCAACCCGCAAGGGAGTCCAACAGTAGACGATGCAGCCGCCAAAATCTTTGGAATGTTGGAGCCAGAGCAGCCAGAAGGCCAAGCCGAGGAACTAGCACAAGAAGAAACCGAGGAATACGAAGCGCAAGCCGAGGAATCCGAGGAAGCGGAAGGCGAGGAAGTTCAAGAAGAAGGAGTCGAAGAACCACAACGGTTTCGTGTCAAAGTTGACAACGAAGAACTAGAGGTGGACTTAGACGAACTCATCAAGGGATATTCCCGCACATCAGATTACACAAAAAAGACGCAGACTCTAGCTGAACAGCGCAAGGCAGTCGAGGCCGAACGCACGAAGATAGAAGAAGCCGCCAAACTCCGTGATACCTACGCCCAACGGTTGCAAGTCATCGAGCAGATGCTTGAGCAGCCCGAGGAAGATATCTCTGTCCTAAAAGACCAAGACCCCATTGGGTACGCCGTCAAGATGGCAGAGAGAATGGAACGCGAGAAGCAACTCCAGGCAGTCCGCGCAGAACGCGAATCCGTACAAGCGAAACAGGCTTCTGAACAACAGGAACGCTTGAGGTCGCACATTAACCAAGAGACGGAACGGCTCAAAGCCGCCATCCCCGACTTGGGTGATGATGTCAAAGGCGAGATTATCCGCAGAGACATTCGGAACTACGCTAAGTCTATTGGCTGGACAGACCAAGAGTTGTCGCAGGTGTACGACCACCGCGCCGTCCTATC